TGCAGTCGTCAGCTCCTTCGGAGCTTCCTCCTGCGAACTGACGAGTGGAACGAGTCAGTGAGCCGACGAGGGCGCGAAGTTGTATATCTGGTTTGATGTGGCATTTGGATTTTCCCGTAGCCACTTCACACGGGCTGGATCGTTTTCGCACTTGACGGTGCGCACGCCCCACTTGATGGAGCTACCGCAATCGAGTTTGGTGCGGTAGTGAGCTTGCATGAGTGCTGATCTGTAGCTCCAACAAATAAGCCAGTCGGTCGGCGCTTCGCGCCTCCCGACGTCTTGTTTGGTAATGATGAATTTCATGAGAAAGGGTGTTTTGTGGGTTCTGTGGGTTGGATGGAGCGGCCCGACCATCTGCGGATGGTGTCCATGGCTTTGACCAGCTGGCACGCTGATTTCGTGTCGCCCACGGCTGCGGACACGTCGAATTGATACTGGAGCGATGCGAGCAGAGCGCTCTGATCGAATTCGATTTCACGCTGTGCTGGTGCGTCTTCGCATAGATCGATCTGCTGGGAGATTTTTTGGATTTCTCTGTATGCGGTGGTGCGACTAACGCAGAATCGTGCGCTGATCATGGTGGCGACTGTTCGTGTCGGCATTCCAGACTCCAACCAGCCACGGATGACTGAATCTCTTGCTTCTATTTCCTGCTGGGACGCCATAGGAGAAAGTGGGAAAAATGGGAAAAATGGAACAAACGGGACAAAAAGAGCGAGGCCGTCAGGCCTCGCAGGACTCGGAGAAACCGCAGATGTCGAATCGGTCGAAATACATTTCAGACAACCCTGTGATTAATTTGTGTTCCATCTGGAGCGATCAGCACGACATGGCCTGTGATGCGATCAAAAGCGCGTTGCGCTGCCGCTTCTGTTTTGTGCCTTGAAAGCACACGGTCCGGCGTTGGGCCGTATTGAGTCCAGCCCGTGCCTTTTCTGACGATTTGATATGTCATGAGTTGGCATCCGCAATGGCTTCGGCTTCGGTCTGGAACGGACCGATGGCATCACCGTCAGCAAGGCAGCCGGGGAAACAAGGCTGCCAATAGAAACCGACGAGAGCCGGAAGGTCTTCTTCTAAAAGTCCTCCGTCCGGTGTGAAATCAGACTGGGAAACGTAAAACAAGCCATCAGCACCTTTGCAGCGCTGGAACGACTTAAGGTCGTAGCGGAAAGTTTCGAACGATCCGAACGGTTCGGATCCGTCGTCTGGTGTGAATTGATGAAAGCTCATTGCTCGCTGCGCTCGCAATTCGCGAGCGTGGTATTTGTACCCCATCACAATAGCACCACAGATTCCGTTATGGCTATGGGGTTGCGGAATCGGTGTGGTGTCTGTATTGTACTGGGGTAATCGATTCTATCGACCATGGCACAGTTCACAAAGACCGAAACCAAGGAAGCTCAGACCTACCTGCGAGAGATTCTTCAGCCTGGGGCGACTGTTTACACCGATCTTCGCCACTGCTCTGCCAGTGGCATGACGCGGTGGCTGGATCTCTACTACGTCGAAGATGGCAGGATCCGCAACATTACTTATCTGGCTTGCAAGGCTGGGGCAATGTCTTGGTGTTCCCGTCGCGATGCAATGAAAATCGGCGGTTGCGGGATGGATATGGGATTTGCAGCTGTCTACGAACTCGGCTACAGCCTGTGGCCGGATGGAACGTCAGAACCTCACGGCACTCGCAACGGGGAGCCGGATAGCAATGGCGGTTATGCACTGAAGCATCAGTGGCTGTAATGCTCAAGGGTGCCTAACGGCACCCTTTCACACTACAATTCGGGCAGATTATGAGTATGCCTGTGCCAGAATTGCGCGGAAAAGGTGCCGGTTTGCCTAACGATTCTTCCGTAAAAAGTGTCGGGAACGACGAGAGTAAACGGTGGAGAGGAGGCAGAGGTGGCGCCCAAAGAGTAGAAGAGCGTGTGAATGCTTGCTATGCCTACATTTTGGAGGGAGGGACGCGCAGACAGATCACTGAAAGGCTTTCGTCTAGGTTCGGAACCTCTGTCAGAACCGCAGACGATGACTACACAAAGGCAATGACTTTGCTAAAAACGGAGCAAATAGCCACAAGAGAAGATTTATTGAACCAAATTCAGGCTTTAAGGTTAGCCGCAGTCAGAAAAGCGCTTGCAAAAAATCAATTGCAAACCGTTTCAATGCTCTTAAAAGACATGGGAGCCGTAATTGGCGAAGTTCAGCCTGAGACACTGGCTTTAGAAGCGCCAAACCTTACAATCAAGGTCGAAAAACCGGCTGAGTAGTTAATAAAAAAGCCACCTAATCGGTGGCTTTTGGCTTAATCGTAAGGAACAAAGTTTGATTCCGAATCTAGTAGCTCTCGCAGCGTCAAAACGCCACTAAAGTCACCGTCGTAATCTGCGGTGTGATCCTCAACAACCTCTAATCCGGCATCTTCGATTGGATCGGTGCCGAGACTTGACTTTAGGTTAATAGCCTGGCCCGCAGCATCGACACACATAAACACCCTAGTTTTGAACATTTTTTAAAAAATTGAATAAAGTTTGCAATAATAGAGATCGGTCATTAATGACCGATCATAGCGATAATTAGTGTTGTCAGTCTGCTTCGTTAGGCGAAGTCCGACCTAACTTAAGCGCCAATGCATGAATTCTCCCAGCGTCAGCATAATAAGCGCTGGCGCTATTATCATTCATAAATTTAGCGAACTTAAGTCTGTCTTCCACATAATTAGAAAGAGCTGACATAACTAACGTCTTTTCGTGTCGCGTTAACTCAGCGGTGAAAGTGTAAACACTTTCTCTCGCCGGAATAACAACTTCGGTGCTGTTCATAGCAATGGATTGTCAAGGTAAAATAACAAGAATAAAGGATGAATCCTTTCCCCTTGTAGACACCTATCCTACACCATAGGAGAGCACATTACAGGCATCAATTGATACAACGTAACATAATATACACTGCGCTGCTGCTGATTATCATTCTCAATAGTTCAGCACACTGTGAACATTTTATACATAGTGCAGGTGTACTACTAGGGGGTATAGTGTAATTGATTATCATTCTCAACAGGGGGCAGGGAACCTATACATACAGGGCAAAACAAGCTCCACTGTAGCACAGGGGGTAGGGGGTTGAATCTGCCTGGAACGTAAACAACTTGCCGAAAAAATCCGCGCCCCCTATAGTTCTATTGTGCTAACCCGCAGTATGTTATTCGCCCTCGTTATTGCAGCCAGCCCATTGCCTCGAACGTCATCGCTTTGCCCAGTCGGCTATTACCCAATTAGCGGATATTGCGTACCCCACGCCCGCACAACCCGCCGCGCCCTCCCTCGCACCACCCCCATCTGCCCACCAAACACAACCCCCCAACTCACCTACTGCCTGGAGCGCCCTAACTAATGGGATACCGCCGCTGCTGGAACGCACCTCGTCAACGAACACCAGAAGGAGAGAGGGAAAAGTTGTATTACACGCTTTTTATTGGAGGATTTGTGTCATATGGCTTTTGCTGGTTAGTTTTAGCCTGGTACATGCTTACTGAAGACACGGATGCCAACAGCAACAGCACAAGATGAGCTAACGCTGCGCTGGGCACAGGGCGAAGTATTCAATTCAGACGACCGCTTCCGAGTCCTCGTTGCAGGCCGCCGCTTCGGCAAGTCCTACCTCTCCTGCATCGAACTTCTGCGTGGAGCGATCAACAAACCGGGCGAAGTCTTCTTTTACTGCGCCCCGACGTACCGCATGGCGAAGGACATCGCCTGGAAAACGCTCAAATCCCTTGTTCCCAAGCAATGGCTGAAAACTAAGAACGAATCCGACCTGAAGCTGGAGCTAATCAACGGCTCACTAATCGAGCTAAAGGGCACTGAAAACGCCATGGCCCTTCGAGGCCGCTCATTATCCGGCGTCGTCCTCGACGAAGCGGCCTTCATGGATTCAGGCGTCTGGTTCGAAGTATTACGCCCCGCCCTCGCGGACAAACAGGGCTGGGCACTCTTCATTTCTACCCCCGAAGGCACCGCCTCATGGTTTTTTGACCTGTATCAGTTCGCTGGAGAGGAAGACAACGACTGGAAGCGCTGGAGCTTCACAACAATCCAAGGCGGCAACGTCCCAAAAGAGGAGGTTGAAGCCGCCCGCGCCCAATTAGATCCTCGAACGTTCCGCCAAGAATTCGAAGCCAGCTTCGAAAACCTTTCCGGCCTTGTGGCCATCAACTTCAGCGAAGAAAACATCAGCAAGGAAGCCGAAGACATCCCCAAACTCCCGCTCTGGGTCGGCCTGGACTTCAATGTGGACAACATGAGCGCAGTTTGCGGCGTCCGTGTGGGCGACGAACTCCACATTTTCAAAGAAATTTTGATGGTCAACGCAACGACCTGGGACATGGCCGACGAACTAATCCACCACTTCGGACTGGATCGACGAATTGATGTTTGCCCCGACCCAACGGGAGCCGCCCGGAAGACTGCAGGTGTCGGATTAACGGATCACGCCATTCTTCGGAAAGCGGGCTTAAAGGTTTCAACACCTCGCAGTCCATGGAAAATCCGCGACAAGGTGAACTGTGTGAACACAGCCATCTTGGATGGAACGGGAGAGCGTCGCTTAAAGATCCACCCAACATGCCGCGAAACAATCAAATCGCTTCGAACGCTGGTTTACGACGACAACGGCTTACCAAACAAAAAACTCGGAGTGGATCACATGTTTGATGCACTTGGATACCTGTGCCTACAGAAGTTCAACCTCAACAAACACGGTAAAGTGGGATCAACAACTTATAGAGTGTGGTAGATAGTGGTTTACCCGTCCTACAACGTAGTCAAGGCTGACGGATGGGCAGGCAACGCCGCGTATTACACGACCGGTCCAAGCGACACGCCCTTCGTCCGCGACGGTGCAGTCCACGCCATGACACCGGACTGGAACGTAATGGCAGCCGTGACGAATGGCTCCGACTTCATGAAGGAGTTGCATGACAGATACCTCCCACAAGAACCGCGTGAAGACGACGACGCTTACGCCGCCCGCATCGGTCGCAGCGTTTTATCGCCATTCACGCTGAGGCTGATTGAAAACGCGGCTGGGATGGTGCTGCGCCGGCCGATCACTGTTGACGGCGACGAGTACTGGTCAAATTTCAGCAAAAACGTCGACGGGCTTGGCTCATCAATTAACGAATATGCGCGTCGAGCGCTGGTTAGCAGCCTGACATACGGCCACAGCGGCGTATTAATCGATTTTCCCAACGATCCAGGGATTATCACGCTGCGCGACGAGATCGAGCGTGACCGGCGCCCGTATTTCATCAACATCGACGCCCCTCAAATCTGGGGTTGGCGCCAGGAAAGCACAAACCCCTCCTCCAAACTCACCCAAATCCGCCTCCACGAATGGGTTTGCGTCCCAGAAGGCGATTTTGGCGAAAAACGGGAAGAACAAATCCGCGTCATCCGCCCTGGCACGTTCGAAACGTGGAACACCGAGGGAATTGTTAGCACAGGCCCCTATTCCCTGGACGAAATCCCATTTGTTCCGATCTACAGCAACCGCACTGGGATGCTGACGAGCAAACCCCCACTTTTAGACATCGGCTCACTAAATATCACGCATTATCAGAGACAAGCGGACCTGATCAATGCTCTACATATCGCTGCAATGCCCATATTGGTTCTCGAAGGCTGGGACGATCAGCCTGAGGGCACTTCGGTCGGCGTCAACTACGGTCTATCGACTATTCCGGGCAATAAGGTCTACTACGTCAACACGGATTCGAGCAGTTTTGCAGCGCAACAGGAGGAGATCAACCAACTAGAGAGCCAAATGGCCAGTTTGGGCGTCACCAAACTTTTAGGTCAAAAATTCGTTGCGGAATCAGCTGACGCCAAACGAATCGACCAAGCACAAGCCAATTCGGTACTTTCGATCATTTCGATGGAGCTGGAATCGGCTCTCCAGCAGGCATACAACTTTGCCGCCCTCTACCTACAACGCGAACCTCCCAAAATCCACCTGGATCGTGATTTCGACTTCTACCGTCTTCTTGGCCAAGACGTCGCAGTAATTGGCGACCTAAACGAGCGTGGAGCGATTACAGACAAGACATTCCTAGAGATTTTGAAGTCAGGCGAAATTTTGCCAGATACAGTGGATTTGAACCGCGAATTAGCGGAAACCAAACGTCTCAAAAAGGAGAAACAGCGTGAGTTGTTGGATTCCAGGTCCGTGGGAGGAAGCGTGGAGCCGCGGCCTACGTCGCAAGCGCCAGCTGGAGCGGGAAGCGGCCGCAATGGCAACCGACAAGGTGGAACCGCCAGCCAAGAAGCGCGGAGGGCGCAAACCCGCAACCGTACTAGTGGCAACTGAGGAATGCCCTCTACCCGCTGCTCCACCGGTGGAGCAATGTCCAGTACCCACCCCCAAACCAGCCTGACCAATGTCACTGACCGCATCCGTCGTATCTGCCGCGATTCTCGAAGGGAATCTGATCATCGGCCTATCCGATGGATCGGTCATCAACTGCGGCTATGTGCAAGGCCCCCCTGGTTTGAAGGGGGATCCCGGCCCGATGGGCGCCGACGGCGATGCAGGCCGCGACGGCAACACGATCATCACTGTCGCTGGAACGCCGCGCAACGACGCCGGAAAAGATGGTGACTACGCCATCGACAACGTGAACTGGCGAATTTACGGCCCAAAGAGCGGTGGGACGTGGGGCAAGGCCAACAATATGCTTCCGGGAAAGGAGAATTTAATTGCCAACGGACGTGGATTTGAGGGTGGAGCGAGCGGCGGAGGTGGTGGAGGAAGTGAAGGCGGCGGTAGCCCCACAACGTATGGCAACGCTTTTCCCGCTTCACCATCAGTTGGCGACCAACACGTTATGGATGACACGCTTTACGAATACGTCTACACGGGTGGGGCGTGGCTGCAGATCGTCAGTCCTGGTGGAGGCGGTGGAGGCGCCACAACACTCGGCCAACTTACTGACGTAAATCTGACTGGGACGCAAGAAGGTGATGTTTTGCTTGCTACAGCCAGCAATACATGGAAGAACAACCCAATCGATGGAGGCACCTTTTAAATGAAGAACAATTTCGCCAGCGTTCAGCCTCCAGACCCATCAAAGGAAACCATCTGGACAAACCCCAACTCAGGAATCACCTACACCTGGAACGACAGCATTAAAGCGTGGGATGCGGTGTCGGCTACACAGGTTGCTCAAACAACAGAAACGCTACCTCTAGCGAACCCATCACGATTCCAGCCGACCGGATCAATGCCTGACAGCTCAGGCTTATCAACACAGAAGGATCTAAATGAATGGATTTATGAGTGCTTGGAAAAGCAAGATGTCAGTGCTTTAGAGAGCAGAATCGAGACGCTTGAGGACCAGATCGAGGTACTTACGAGTCTTGTGCCACCAGTTGATTACGGCAACGTGGAGATTACAGGGGGCAATGACTACAACGAAAACCAATGCTGGTTAGCACCAAACGAAGAGGGCATGTTTATATGCATTTTGGATGGATCAAGTACACACGGTTGTCGATATAACTGGGAGTTAATGCGTGGAGAGGGACGATTTAGTGGTCCGACAAACGCTCAAACTGTAATACTACTGAATCAGTCATCTGCCCCAAGTACAGTTGTTTTGCGATGCACTGTTAGCCATCCATCAACCGAGGCTACAGTGCATGGTGAGATCAACATTCTTGTGCGAGACGCTGACTAATGGAATTTCTGCATAACGACATTTTCTGGATTATTGTCTTGGCCATTTCTGAGATTATCGGAATGAGCAAGCTGCGCGAAAACTCAATCATCGAACTGGCGCTGCACACTCTTATGCGGTTTAGGCCGAGGGGCTAATGGGCGACGAGAACGGCTCCAGCAATTACCGGCTTACCCGCGAAGTAGCCGAGCTGAGGGGCCGTCTCGACATGATCGTGAAGGATCAAGACGGTGACAACGACACCCAGAAGGAGGTATTCGCCCGCCTAAGCGTCTTAGAAAGACGAATGGCTCAGACCGTGCTGATCGGCACTTTGCTCACATTGATGTTGCCGGTGATCTTCACTGTCGGCGTGGTGCGTATTGAGACCAACCATATAAAAACGCCCCATTTCCACCCTGTTCCTGAGCTGGATACGCAGCGAGGAGATGGCAAATAAAGCAGACCTATACTGGGATTAACGTATAAAGCCGTCCGATGGCCTTTAAGGACTCGTTTCACGAAGTAGCGCCTGGCCATCGTGTCAACGGCAACGCTGTCGTTCTAGTCACCCGTACAACCAAGCAAGGGGGTGCGGGCTCTGGGTCGAAGATTTTGGAATTTGCGTGTTTTGGGGTTGCATCGTTCACGCTGATTGAAGTTGAGGACGTAGCAGAGTGGCCGGTACCCGAGTCGATGATTCCGGTAGAGGACATCGACAAGGTTTATAGCGCGATGGAAGCCGCGGGGCTTTCCACAATTGTGGAAAACGTGCTTGTAAATCCGGCGTTGGTTGGTTTGCTGGAGTACAGCGACGACCACATTGTTGCTGACAGCCTTGGAGGCGAGCGTCGTCTGAGCTTCATGAAGTCCAGCCGCGGCAGCTGGAAGCGTGAAGGCAACAACTTCTTGGTTCCCTTTGACGACTTCGATGCATTCAAGGCACTCGCACTGCAACGTCTGACGACAGCGCTTGAGGTTGTTGGCCAGTTTTCCAACTCGTTTATCCGCTTCGACGGCTCGAACGACTACGTGGAGTTCAGCGATAAGGGAGCAGCTAACGTCAACCTTCTGGATTGGACGAAGGATTGGACGATCGGCGTAACGCTGACTGAGTTTCAGGTTGCATCAGACCAGAAGTTCATAACCCTCTTTAGTTCAGGCGAAAACGCGATCATGCTGCGCCGAGGCGGAGCCAATCACGGCCTATATCTCACCGGCAACAAAGGAGCCAACAAAGCCGGAGTCAATACGTGGTACGCCCCAAATGCAGGCGGAAAGTTGCTGTTCTGCATGAATGGGACTACGGGCCGCTTGAAGTACTACATCGGCAATGTTGACGGCAGCTACGCATTGCGTGGTTCGGTGAATGTCGCTACAGCCACTCTGGGTAATAACAAACCAAGCACCAACTTTTGTATTGGCAAGCGTGTCAGCAAGAATGCAGTTGCTCAGAGTTTGAACTTCCACGGCGGCATGAACAACGTTATTACCGCGGATGAACCCTTGGATGGTCCGTTGGTTGAGGAGTATTTCCAGGTGAGTGAGACGTATGACGAATCAAGTTTTTATGCGGATCTAACTAGCTGGATCAAGATGGGCGAGGATGTATTTCCCACAGTCAGCGATGAGAAAGGTGTGATGACTGGTGGCCAGATGTATGAGGGCAACGCAGACGACTTTGTTGAGATTGGGTGAATGCCCGCACCACAAAAACCCAAGGATCCCCGACCATTCCGCCCGAAGATTTTTCTATTTCGGATGCTGGCCGCTATTTTCTTGACGGAGGCTGGCTTTCTAGCTTTTGCCTTTGTCAAGTGCAGCCAAATCCAACCCGATCAGGCGATAACCGATCGATGCCCGAAGATTGGGGAACGGGCCGAGACGTTGTTTGTAGCAGGGGTCGCCACCACCCTGAGCCTTTTAACTGGTGCGGATGAACCGAAGTAAGCTGTAAGCAAAGCAGTATTCCTATGGCTCACAAACCACTGAAGGCAAAGACTGATTTCATCCGTCTGCCGATCCCCAACATTTCTGAGATTCCCAAGCCTCCGTTTCTGACGAGCGGAATCCCTGTTGAGGGAATGCCTCAGAGCATGGAAACCTACTCTCGGAGACAGAGTTGATGGCCACTAAAAAATCTTGCTGGAAAGGGTACGAAAAACGAGGAACTAAGCAGAAAGGCGGAAAAACCGTCAACAACTGCGTCAAAAAAGGCTCTTCAAAGAAGAAAAAGTGAGCGGGGTTCCGCTTACATAAGAACGGTTGTATCATAAAACCGTAAACCTCAAGTTTTTGCATGTCTGAGGATCAAGCGGTTGTTGCGGCAGTGCCCGACACCACAGCGTCAGTGACGGTGGACCCCGCGCTTCTCAACAAGCCTGTTCGCCCGGAACAGCTGTCAAACGGCGGTGCCGAAGACGAAGCTTTGAAGCACAAACTTGGATTGGCGAATAGCCATGCCAAGGCCGCTGAGAAGCGGGCGAAGGAAGCCGAAACGGCGTTAGCTGCGCTCCAATCGGAAGTAGCTGACATCAAAAATGCCCAAACTGCAGCCACCCAAAAATCCCTGGAAGAACAGGGTCAATACAAACAGCTCTGGACCGACACCAAGCAAACGGTGTCAGCCCGCGATGCTGAGATTGTGGAACTGAAAGCGAAACTTGCGTCGGTGACGCAGGAACGCGAGCAGGATCGCCTTCGAGCCGCATCACTGAGCCAAATCAATCAAGCGGGTGCAGTCAACTCCAACCAGCTCTATTCGCTGCTTAGCCAACAACTCAGGCAAGACGAAGATGGCAAGCCGGTGGTGCTAAACGGGGGCGTTGAGCAACCACTGGGCGACTATCTCGCCAACCTGAAGAGCAGCAGTGAATGGCAGCACCATTTCGGTGCATCTGGAGCGCAGGGCATGGGGAGTGCCGTCGGGGGCAGTGTTGCTCCAGGTCGCAGCAATCCCTACCGCGAAGGTAACTTGACCGAGGCAATGCGCCTTGAGGTTGAAAATCCCGATCTTGCGAAGGCACTTAAAGCCGAAGCACGCCGCGGGTAAGCCCCATTGCATAGGAGAGCCATCGCAGCTCCATTCCAGAATTACGGCGGAGGAACATTCCTCTCCGATCTAGTTACACGTCCCGAATTTCTCGGCTACATCAGCGAGGAAATCTTCGAGCGCTGCCCGTTCATCCAGTCTGGCGCGATGGTGCGTAACAGCGCACTTGATTGCCGTGCTGGTGGTGTACGTGTTGAGGTGCCGTTCTTCCAGCCGATCACACCGACTGAGGAGATCATCGAGTCGAACGACGACTGGGGAACATCCGGCGCTGGTTATCTGACTCCGCAGAAAATCAGTGCGGACAAGCAGATCATGACGATACTGCACCGGGGATTTTCGTACGCAGTAGACGACCTGAGCCAACTTGGTTCTGGGTCCGACCCAATGGCTGCAATCCGCAGCTATCTGACCCGTGCCATTTTGAAGTTGCGTACCCGCACTTTGCTGGCGCAGCTTGAGGGTCTGTTTGGCTCAGCACTGATCGATAACAGGCTCAGGAAGTGTTCAGGTTCAACTGAACCTGGCGAAACCAACTTCTTGACTGCGCAGGTATTTGCTGAAGCACGCGCCAAGCTTGGCGAGCGTGGCGGCGACATCACCGCGGTAGCAATGCACAGCTCTGTGTATTACTACCTCGTCCAGGTCGGTGCACTGACCTTCTCCTCTGACTCGCTGACCTCTGGTGGAGCAATCCAGTGGGGCGGTGGCGGCATCAACCTCCGCAACGACGACGTGGCCTATTTCATGGGCGCTCGCGTGATCGTGGATGACATGTTGGAGCCTCTGAACGAAGGCACCAATGGTGAATACCCTTGCTTCCCCGTCTACGCCTTTGGCGGCGGCGTGGTCAACGAGGGTGTGCAGCAGGAGCTTCGGACGGAAGTTGACCGCAACATCCTGTCGAAGCAAGACGTGATGAGTCTTGACTACCACTACGGTATGCACATCATGGGCACCAGCTGGAGAGCAGCTGGCGACAACCCCCCTAACGAGGGTGGTACCGGTCTGGCAAAGGGCACCAACTGGAAGCTCTGCTACCAAACCAGTAAGTTGGTGCCAATCGTGCAAATCCACGTCAACACCCCGATTTCTGCAACTCCTTACTCCTGAACCTACATTTGGTTTGGCGAGTGCCTGGGGGCCTCACGGCCCCCTTTTTTAATGATCGGACTGGCTCGGCTCTACGCATACCAAAACGGAGTTTTTTGGCTTGTTGAGGTAGCCCGAGATCACGCAAAGGAAAAGATGCTGGAGCTAAGTAAGCTGGGGTGGACGGTAGTCCACACCGAGATTGTCTAATGACAGCAGCACCTATGGCCGTCACGCTCGACGCCACGCTGAGTGGATCAACCAGCAATAGTTATCTGACTCTTGCTACAGCAGAGCAAATTGCAGCCAATATGCCAGGCGGCCCGGACTGGACCGCGGCAACTCAAGATGAAAAGAACCTGTCACTAGTTCAAGCTACGCGCTGGCTTGAAACCCTCAACTACAAAGGTGACCGCTGCAAAGCAAGCCAACGTCTGAAATGGCCTCGGAGCGGGGCAGTTTGCGATGGTGTGACATCTGATTGTTCCGGCATTCCTTACCGAGTGCAAGAAGCAGAAGTTGCTCTTGCCATCCAGTACAAGGACAAACCCAATTTGTTCCCTGGCAATGGCAGCGGCGGAACCGCTCCCACTGGAACGTACGTGAAGCGTCAGAAATTAGATGTGCTTGAGATTGAGTACGACGAATTCAACAACCCGGAATCAAGCAGTTGCGACATCTGCGGCGATCCAGCGATCATCCAAGCTTTCCCTTGGCTCACCGATTTGCTGGGCTGCTGGGCGGCCGGCATTTCGACCGGATCAAACAAGATGATCCGCCTGTTTAGGAACTGATGAGCAAAGTAGACGACACATTCGACTTTGCTAACTCCCTAGTGCTGGAGTGGGGGCAGGATGCTGTGTTTGTCCGTAAAACCGACAGCACCTACGACTCCACCACTGGTACGGTCACGCAAACTGAAGATCGAATCAACGTCAAGATCGTGATTAGCAACTTGGACATCCAAGAAACAGGCGGCTTGTATCAGGTGAACGACGTAAAAATTGTCATCGATCCAGTGCAGTTGAACTACATCTATATCACTGAACAGGACTATTTCGAAGTGCCTAAAGCAGGTGGTACGGAAGTTATGAAAGTGGTTGATCCAAAGACCTACCGTGGAGATAACCCAGTGGGCTATGTCATCATCGCGAGGCCGCAGTAATGGCAAGACGTGGAAGGGCTGTACGGATACCCGGATTTCGTGCCTATCTCGGAGAGGTCACGCAAGTAACAGCAAAAGAAGCCGCCACTCAAATAGTTGGACGCTTAATCTTTTTAGGGCCTTGGTACTCAGGCCAATTTGCTCGTAATTGGGTTGTAAAAGTAGGCGACGTACGGATTCCTGCCACTGTCGAACCAGAAAGCAGATTTGACGGTGCAGGAGGTTTTAAGGCCCGTACTGCCCGTGGCCAACTGAACTTACCCCCAGTCCCATCGTTACGTGGAACAGGTAAGAAGAAAATTGTGGGCTATACCATTGGCAACCGTGTTACATACAGGAACATTGCACTGGATTTAGAACCAGGACGTGTCGAAAACGCCCGAGAAATCAGTGCTGAGCGTGACTGGTATAGAGCTTTTATCGAAGGTGGTGGACTTGGTGACATTCTCGGGTCTTCAGTGGCGGCTGCAGCAAATGATCCCAAAGTGAAGGGATTCAAAGGGGGTCGATTTACCGGCCCCGTAGGACGCCTTGTAAACCAATGACCCTCCAGCACATCCGCCACTACTACGAGCAACCCATCATCGACTGGTGCGCCACGAATGCAGTGGAGCTTCGAGTTGACAATATGGTTGAGCCAGGGGGTGATGCGTCAGATGAGTTTCTTGTCACACGGTTGAATTTTGGTCAGTTCACTGAGCAGACGTTGTGCGGAGCCATTGAGAATGTGCGTGGATCGTTAATTGTCGAATTTTTCAGCCCAAAGGGCACTGGCCCAGCTCGCGCCCAAACAGTGATGCTTGGCGTGATGAGCGAGCTTATCGGCCTCACCGACAGACCCGTAGCCAGGGATACAAACGGCGTGCTTGGAACGCTTGGTCCAATCACGGGTCCATTGTTCACGGCGCTGGACGACCGGCCATATTTCTTCGCCACGATGAGTGCTCCGGTGCTGGCCAGCGTGGGCCAGCCACCTATAGACATCGATCTGATCAGAAGACTTGTGGCACTAGAGGAGACCCATGACGTGCGTGGTGGTCATGATTCCGGTGATTACCCATCTGCAGGAGAGGCGACACCCCGAGGACCAATTGAAGATTTTGAGCGGCGCTTAAGCACACTGGAAGTAAACCACAACAACGGAGGTCATAATTCAGGCGATTACACCACCGTAATAAGAGATGTTATCTCAAGCCCTGTTGATACTTTTGACGCTCGCTTAACAGTTTTGGAATTACACCATGACG